CCAACCCACCCTCATCAATTACCGTCAATGTGGGCTTGTAATCCTCAATTGCCTCAATCACCCGCCCCACAATCGACATCGTATCCTCACCCTTATACCGCTTAATCGCCACCAAATCACGGCCCTGACGCACCACAATTACCGTGGAATCCAATCCACCCCGCGCCGGGTCAATCCCAATCACCACCGGCGCCGTCTGATCGCCATGTTTTGGCCGTTTCATGGCCGATTCAACCAGATTTGGCCCAATAAACTGATCATCCCCCGTCGCAGGAAACTCGCCATACACTTCAACCTTGGCCTGCTGACTGTCCTCGCCATATTCCTCAATAATCTGGTCGTAAATCCGCTTATCCGTACCCTCAACCGTGCGCGAATCAATCTGTTTTGACTTCCAAAAGTCTCTCTTTGAATGGAAACACTCAAAAAAGTACCCCTGATTGCGCCGAGGATTGCTAAACGCAAACCAATAGCGATCCAGAATGTTTTCCGTGAAAAACCCCGCCCCCACCGCCCAGATCGGATCGGGAATACCACTGGCCTCGTCAAATATCAGCATCATTCCGTCATGGTTATGTACCCCAGCATACGAATCTGGGTTCTCCTCAGACCATAACTTGCCCTCTGCAGCCCAGTACCTCGTACCCTTCTTCAAATCCCTCTCAACCAACTCCGTCATCCACTGCGCTGGCACCAACTTTGTCGCACTAATCTCCCACCAGTGATTGTTGATGATCATTGCCTGCCATTTGGTCAGCTCACCCCAGGTCACCGACCTTAACTGCGCTTCACTGTTGGCACTCACAATCACCGTTGAGCCAATCCGCGTGGTCAGCATCCACAAAATCAACCAACTCACCAGCGCCGACTTGCCAATACCGCGCCCGCTGGACACCGCCAGCCGCAGCGCATCCATGTCCAGCGCACCCTGATTGGCTTTGATGTGGCTTGTGATCTGGCGCAGCACATCACGTTGCCAGCCCCTTGGCCCCTTGAACTTAGCCAGCGGCGTGTTTTCTTTGCCCCAAGGAAATGCAAAAAAAACAAAGGCTTCCGGATCATCCTTCAACTTAGATGACCACAGTTGCGTCATGAGCGTTTGTTCTTCTTCAGCGGAAAATTTGGGTTTTTGCATAAAAAATAAAAATTTTGTTTGGGGCCTCCGTCACCGTGACCGGTCGCCGTCGGCCCTACCCGGCCCTTGCCTTGCCGACTCGGACGTTGCCTTGCGTCTAGGTTAACACGACGACGCGCCAAGACGACGCGAGCACATGGACGATTGCTCGTCAATAGGGGTTTACCCTGCGACAGCGTGTCGCATTGGCGTGGTCGGGCGATGTTGGCACAGTGTGATCAAGCGCCGCCTGGCGTGTTAACAAGGGAGCAACACAAAATGCAAGTCAATTTTGAACATACAGATACATTCGCGGGCGAATCAAACTACTCATGGGTTCGCCGCACCACTATTGATGCGCCTGAGTCAATCTCAAACCGTGCAATCGTGCGTCGCGCTAAGGCGTGGGCTGGCTTGACGGGGATTCGATCTGTTGTTGAATCTTGCGGGGACATGATCGCCATTCGCCCGCGCGGTATCTGCCACGTCGTTTTCGTCACATTCGGAGAATGACGCCATGCAAGCAATTATCACAAAATGGATTGGCCCGACTAATCATCGCGGCGATCGTATCAAGGCGACTGCGGCCGCTGGAAGTGTAACGGTTCCCTATAAAGGCGGGGCAGATACGCTTGACGCGCATCGCGTCGCGGCCGTCGCATTCTGCGCGAAATTCGGATGGGATTTTGACCACGTTTCGGGCGACCTGCCCGATGGGTCGCTCGCATGGGTTCGCTTACCAAAAATGGGAGTTTGATCATGGATTGGACACGCATCAAAAACGACGTAAACGGCAACCCTCGATGGGTTTGTCACTGGCTGACGTTCAAGCCCGCCGCCGATACTTATGAGGCCGCGCTTACTCTCGCTCGCCAGATTGGAGGCCGCAAATTCCACAACAAAAAATACGGTGGCGGGATTGTTTTCCAGTGCTACGGGCCAAACGATATTCAGCCCTATATTGATCTAGTCAAATCGCGGGCGGCAGCATGAACCACTACACTGAACAATTTGAGCGCCACTCAGACGCAACCCTTGCATTTACACTAGCAGACTGCTACGAAACCTTGCATATCGGCGCTGGCGTCCATGGCAACGCATACGTTGCAAAGCTTTGGTCGCAGATTGATGCCATCTACGATATCCAAAACCGTCGCCGCAAGAAACCCAAAGCAAAAAAGCCCAGTCATGAAGCTTGAAAACTACCTTGATCTCGCACTCGCACTATTCATCGTCGCAGCATCCATCGTCTTGATGGATGCGATCTGCAAGTAACCCAAGGGAACAACATGCTTTTTAACGTATGGGCTGACGGCCAACACTCAAAAACAACCATCATCGCTGATTCATTGCCCGAAGCGCTTGACCTGTTTTGCGCTCACCACGGTTTCATCGATCACGCTGACTATTGCCAGGCCAAGGGCCTGGAAGAATCTAATCTGAATATCCAGGCAGTTTAAATGGGGATACTAATCGCGGCGTTGATCGCCGCTCTGATCTGCATCCTTCTCGATCTTTAAACCCGCTTCGGCGGGTTTTTTTACGACCTCGCTAGGCTCATTCGTTAGCTGCAGTGGCTCGTCAACCTCAACGATCTCAGCTTCGATCACTCGCTGCGCGGCTTCCTCAAGCGCTTGCGTGATGCTGATCTGCCCGCTGATCTCGATCACCTTCGGTTGTTCAGCCCAGCGCATTTGGGTTTTCGTCCACCAAATGAGCGATGCGACGTCGCCAGCCATTGCCTTTTGGTACAGCGTGCTGCCGATGCCCATTGACGCCTTGGCGCGGCCCCGTTGGATTTCCTCAAGCAGATATTTGCGCATCGTGTGAATGTCAATGCCATCACCGATCAGCGGCGCAATGTGATGCTCTGCCACTCCCCACATCGCGAGCTTCTCAGCAAGCTCCCTATCCTTTTCCGAAGGAACAAACGCAGGCCTACCCGAACCCGGTTGCGGCCCACCTCTCTTACCCTTTTCTCGAATGGATTTTCCTTTTTCCATCATTTCCAGCACTTTCTCCCTAGGATGAAACCCTCAACGTAAAATCGTCCCGCATCGAAAACGTAGCAACGTAGCACTCTAAAGAGTGTGCTACGTTTTGCTACGTTTTTTCTCGCCTTTGCCACAACGTAGCAGCTACGCAATGCTACGTTGTGCTACGTTTTGCTACGCTAATTTTGCCCTCATAAGATCATCTGCAAACGATCTTTCTATGACGGCAAAACCCTTATCAAGCTTTGCCACAATTTTAGCGTCCAGCAGATCACGCACAATCGACCCTTCCCTCCCCGATGGTTTGAGCAATTGGTCTGCGTTTTTCTCGCTGGTGCCGTTTTCGATCATAAACGCCCGCAGATCGTCTCGGGCAATATAAGGCTGATCGTCACGCACCTCGGCTTTGCCACAACCAAACCACGCACGCTTCAAGAATTTCTTGTGATCGTCCAGTTTGCTCCCTTTGGGTTGAGGCATCCTTAGATCGCCGTCCACAAAGAATGAGAACACCGCCCCATCAATCGGCAGTCCATCCTCGTCCACCCAACCGAGGCTAACTGGCTCAAGCCAACCATATCGCTCTGCAGGCTCAGGCGAGTCTTTCATCTTCGTACAGCTAACCTTGATCTCATTCTTTTCGCCTGACACCAAGATGCTCGCATCTAATGCCCCGCGCCACGCGCTAGAACCGCGTGCACGCTGTTTTGACTCGCTACTGTGGCCTAGGTGGTGCACAAGCATACTCGTCGCCCCTAGGGCCGTTGAGACGATATTGCAGGCATTGATCATGGCGCGAGTGTCTTTTGCGCTGTTCTCATCGCCGCTCATATGGTTATTGAGGGTATCAATGATCACCAACACCACCGTTTCGCCGGTCATCTCACGCACCGCGGCGATAATCCTTGCTGCTGCGCCGGGGCTATCCAGATCAATCGCCTTGTTGCTGATCAGCAGATTGTCCAACTGGGTTATGCCATTCTTCTTGCACCACGCCGCGATCCGCTGGCGCATCCCATAATTACCCTCGCCTGCCAGATAAACCACGATGCCTGGCTTGGTCTTGATCCCCTGCCACATCATGGCGCTGGCAATTGAGCAGGCCATGTCAAGCGCCACAAAGGTTTTGCCCACGCCGGACTCGCCATAGATCATGCAAGTGCCGTACGCGGGCAACCATCCCTTTATAACCCACGGGAGCGGGGCTGGTTGGCCCAGGAAGCTCGTTGCGCGGGTGAG